ATGAGCCGCTGCGGGTCGGACAGGACGGGCATGCCGACGCCGGACACGTTGGTCATCATCCGCACCGGGTCCATCTCGCGTTCGACCACGCCGATCAAGCCCGGCGCGTCCTCGAAGTCGATCGAAGGGTTCTCGCCGCCGGCGAGTTCCAAAGCTTCGGCGGTGATGCCCCACACGGTCCGTCCCAGCGAGGACGGGTCCTCGGGCATCAGAAGCACCCGATCTTGCGGCACCGGCCGGGTGGCCGACCCGTCCACGTCGATGCGGACGTCGTACTGCATGACCGGCGGAAGACCGTGTGCCTCCAGCGCGGTGTTGAGCTGCTGGCGGGTCACGATGTTGGGTGTGCCCGCCAGCGAGCCGACGAGCGAGCGGATCTCGTCGTTCTGCAACATGTGGTTGACGACGGTACGCGACGTCCACAGCGCGCCCGGGGGCTCGCCGGCATCGTCGACGTAGGTGTCGGCCCACCCGTTCAGGTCGCTCAGCACCGTGGCGTTGGCGTGGTCGCTCCACAGCGTGCCGGGCGCGACCTGGTGGCTGGCCGGCAGGCCGAAGTCGGCCTCGAGGGTGAGGCCCTGCTCGTCGGACAGGGTCAGCATGCCGTCGGTCAGTACGTCGCCGCGGGCGACCTCCATGCGTGCCCGCGTGTGGCGGGTGATGACCTCGGCGTCGTCGTAGATCTGGTTTGCGATCGCGTCGGTGTTGTCGCCGCCGGACCGGATCCGTTCCAGCTGGAGCCGCTCCCACTCGGTGACCATGAGCTTCTCGCCGAGGGGAGGCAACGAGATGCGGTCGCGCTTCCACTCGTCGCGCTGGCCGATCGGCGTCGGCGCGTCGTAGGCGCGGAACTTCGCCGCCCGGTTGTGGCGTGTGTACTGATCGATGGCCGCCTCGATGTCGTTCACGACGACGTCGGGCAGCAGCTGCTCGAGGATCCAGTTGCGGGGCGCCGGCAGCTCGCGGACGAAGCCGGTCAGGGTTGCGGGGCTGACGTAGTCGCTGTCGATCGTCATGGCGCGCTCTCCAAGGTCGTGTCGTTATCTCGGTGGCCTGCCCCGTTAGCGGTAGGCCACCATCGGCAGGTCGGCCTTGGCGGCGGCGTCAAGTCCATGATTCGCCGGCAAGTTGGCCTCTACGACCGCGCCGTGGTCGAGGACGGCCGCGCCGACGTCGATGCTGCTGTCACGCACTGCCACCGAGGTCAGCAGGTGGCCGATGGCGTCTTCGCGGCCGTCGGTGGCGGCGTCGTCGTAGGGGCCGGCGAGCCCCGACGCGGTGACGATCCCGAGCACAAGCCCACTGCGCAAGTGCCCGTCGGGGTAATGGTCAGCTTCGGTAAACAGATCCAGGTCGAGGGTGACCCCTCGCGTCATGCCGGTGCCGTGCGAGTCGGCCAACCACGAGCGGTCCTCGGAGTAGTGCTGCTCGGTGCGCACGGAGATGTCGGTCATCTGGTGGTCCTCACTATCGGGTGCGCCCGTGGCGGGCTAGCTCTGACTCGTCTGCTGCTGCGGGTGGCGTTGGCGGGCCTTCTCGCGGCCCGCTTCGATGCCGCCCTCGGTCGGGCTGCCCTGCCGGCGTCCCTGACCCAGATCGGGGTGGCCGTTGCCACGGCCGCTCCCGTCGCTGTTGCCGTCGCCCTGCTGCTGTTGGGGGGCGAAGGTGTCGATCAGCGTCTTGACCTTGTCAGCGTCGACGCTGGCGTTTTGGTCGACGTAGGCGGTCCGGTCGAGCCCCTCGAGCAGCACGTCGGCTTGCTGCTGGCTGAGCCGTCCGGCGGACACCGCCGCACGGACGTGCTCATCGACCATCTGGCTGGCGGCCTGGCGTCGGCCCTCGTTGCGCCCTTCGGCCTTGGCGGTCTCGACGGCGCGTTCCTGCTCGGTCTGCTGCTGCTGGCGCAGCTGGTCGTAGCCCTCGAGCTTGGCTTTCAGGTCGTCGTAGGACCCACCGGCGAGCTGGAGCAGGTCCTTGTTGCGCTGCTCGTGCTGGCGGGCGTAGTGCTTCCAGTACGCCTCGCGTTGCTCGGCGGTCATCTGCTCCAGCGGCACGCCCTCGGGGAAGCCCTTGTCGGAGCTCGCCGGCGTCGGGCTGCCGCCGGGCGGGGGCTGGCCGGACTGCGACGCGCCCCCCTGCCCTTGGCCCTGCCCTTGGCCGGGCTGGCCCTGCCCCTGCCCTTGGCCCTGGCCGGTCTGGTCCTGCCCGGGGTCGCCGGCGGGGTTGGGGTTGGGTTGGCCGGCGGAGCTCGGGTCGCTGCCGCCAGCTATCGGGTAGATCGGCTTGCCGCCGCGAGTCCAGCCGATGGGAACGGTCGGATCCATGGGTTCCTCCCTTGCCGGGATCAGGTCGGGTAGCCGTGGTCGGTCCGTCACAGGTCGTCGGCGTCGGTGAACTGGTGGTCGGCGTAGGCCAGCGTCGGGCCGAGCTCGCCGTGCTCGCGCACCTGCACGTCGGCGCGGGCCTGCTGGCGCTGGCCGCCGAGCGCGTCGGTCGGGTCGGCGTCGTCGTGGACCGCCGCGATGCCGCAGTCGCAGCCGGGATGGATCGGCATGAGCTCGTCGGTGCCGTGCAGCTGGTCGGCCGCGCCGACGCACAGCTCGCAGGCGTCGCCGCGCAGCACCCTGCGGTAGCCCACGACCCGCTGGTCGTCAGCTAGCACCCGGCGAGCCATGTGGCGGCGGGCGAGCTGCACGTCGGTGGTTGCTTTCGCCACGGCCCGCCGGCGTCCGCGGCCGATCGCGTCGCGCGCCTCCGCGCCGGCCGACAGGGCGGTCCAAACTTCCTTGCCGGGCCGGCGATAGACCTCCCGCGGGTCGACGCCGCGCGCCGCCGCCCCGATGACGCTGTCCGGGTTGACGCCGGCGGGACGCACCCGCTGGCCGCGCACCGCCGACGCCAGCCGCGCCTGAAAGGCCTGCTCGAGCTCGGCAGCCTGACGCTGCCCGCCGGTAACCATCGCGGCGGCCTGCCGCGCGAACCGATCGACTCGCTCGTCGCGGTAGTCGTCCAGCGAGTCCCACAGCCGGCCGACCCGGTCGGCGAGCTGGCGGCGCACTTCACGCCGGGCGGTGTCGTGGCCCCGCATGATCCGCCGGATCTCAGCCGGGTCCACCCTCGCTACCTTCCGGGGCCGGCTCCGGCTCAGGCCCGCCGCCGAGCAGTTCGGCCGCGGCCAGCTGGTCGGCGGCCCGCTCGGCCTCCATCTCGTCGACGCGCTTACGGCTGAACCCCCAGATGAGCTCCATGCGGTGACGCCACGGGATGTCCTGGGCCTGCGACGCGGCGTTGGCGCGCTCAGCAAGGCTGCGCCGCGCCGACGACCGCCACAACACCTCCATCTGTGACCGGTCGGCGCGTTCCTCCTCGTCAGCGACGAGCAGCGCCAAACTCATCACGTCCTTCCACGCTTCACCGAAGCGCACCGACCTGTCGTCGGTTTTGAACTCCAAACCCTCGCGCTGGAACGCCGCCCCTTCCGCGCTCTGGTTGGCGGCGTCAGGCATCAGGTGGCCCAGCGGGGTGCGCGTGACCGCAGCGAGTTCCTTCACGTCGTCGCGGACGCTGGTCAGGATCGGCGTAAGGTCGCCTTGGGAAGACTCCCAGAACTCGACGCCCTCGGGCACCTGCCACAACGCACCCGGGTCGAGGGTGAACACGTCGCTCCAGTCGATCTCGTTTCCGGCCTCGTCGCGCCCCGGAAGTCCCTTGATGGCGCGCTGGCGGAACGCCTGCGACGTGGCTATCACAAGCCGCTGCAAGATCATGTGGTTGATCCGGTCGAGCAGATCGGTGTGCGGCTCGAACTCTGCGATGCCGCGCCGGTTGCGGAACCGAACCACCGGCACCTGCTCGTGGGGGAGCTGGCCCGACGAGTCGTCGTCCCACGCCCACGACCGCGAATCGAACCGGACCCGCTGAGTGGCGCTGCGCCGCGGGCGGAACGCCACCCGCACCCGGCCGGGCCGGTACAAGTAGGCCAGGTCGACGCCCTCGTCGGGGTCGTGGAACAGCTTCGCGGCGGCACGGATACGGCGATGCTGCACCGGGTCGTGGGCAGTGATCACCTGCCGCGGGTCCTCGGCAGTGATTAGCGGCTCGCCATCGTCGTCGCGGCCGACG